GGGGTGGGGGCTGGTAGCAAAATTGATTTGAGGTGGTGACAATGGCTGCGCGTCTGACAGACCGGCAGAAAAAGAAAATACTGGCGGACTATGTGCAGACGAACAACTATTGCGCCACGGCTAAAATCAATGGCGTGTCCGCAACGACGGTTAAGAACCTTGTGCGGGCGAATGCCGACATTGTGGAAAAGTGCGAGCAAAAAAAGGAAGAGAACACCGCCGATGTATTAGCGTACATGGATAAGCACACAGAACTTGTGTGTTCGTTCATCGGCAAGGGGCTTGAAATGCTCAACGACCCTGAAAAACTGGCCGCGGCAAATCTCAGCCAGATCACAACGGCGATGGGGACGCTTATTGACAAGTGGGCGATGATTGGCGGCAGTCCTGCCGACACGGTGAGGGAAGATGCGCTCAGTCAGAGCCTAAAGGAAATGGCAAAGGAGCTTGAGAGCGATGATTGACCTTCGTTCGGGCGATTGTCTTGAATTGATGAAGAACATTCCTGATGGCTCGGTAGATTTGGTGTTGACTGACCCGCCGTATATGATTGAAACAGTTGGAGCGGGAATTTACAAGCAAGCAGATAAGCAATATGTCAAAAAACTTGACGGCATCAAAGACGGATTTGATGAAAAGGTGCTTGACGAAATTTGCAGGGTTATGAAGAAAATCAACGTGTACTTCTTTTGTAGCCAAAAGCAGATTATTTTGCTAATTGATTATTTTGTTAAAAAGAAGAATTGCAACTGGAATATTCTGTCTTGGCACAAGTCAAACCCCGTTCCTGCTTGTGGAAACAAATATTTGACCGACACAGAGTTTATTCTATTTTTCCGTGAAAAGGGTGTAAAGATTTATGGTAAGTATGAAACAAAGTTTACCTACTATGTCACGCCGCTAAATCAAAAGGATAAAAAGCAATATGGGCATCCAACAATAAAGCCAATTAAAATCCTGCAAAACTTGATTGTAAATAGCACCGCCGAAAATGGAGTTGTGCTTGATTGCTTTATGGGTAGCGGAAGCACGGGCGTTGCTTGTGTAAATACAAACCGCCGTTTTATTGGCATTGAGCTTGATGAGGGATATTTCAACACCGCAAAAAAGCGCATTAAAGAAGCGCAATCAAGAATTGAAACATGATTTCTAACAAACAGAAAAAAATCCTCGCATTTCCGTACAGCCGCTATGACGCGCTGATCTGTGACGGTGCTGTGCGTTCCGGCAAGACCTCCATCATGATGTGGGCGTTTGTCCGCTGGGCGATGGAAAATTTCAGTGGTCAGCGCTTCGGCGTGTGTGGCCGAACGGTGGACAGCTGCACCAAGAACATCATCGTGCCGTTTACGGCGATGAGCCTTGCCAAAGAGCGCTATATCATCCGCTGGCGGCGCGGTGACAAGGTCATGGAAGTGCGGTGCGGAGCCGTGACGAATTACTTTGAGGTGTTCGGCGGTAAGGACGAGGCCAGCTATACGCTGATTCAAGGCCGCACGCTGGCGGGGGTGCTGCTGGACGAGGTGGTGCTGATGCCGCGTTCGTTTGTGGAACAGGCGCTTGCGCGTTGTTCCGTTGACGGTGCGCGGTTGTGGTTCTCCTGTAACCCAGGCAGTCCACATCACTGGTTCTATCAGGAGTGGATCAAGCGAAGCCGTGAGCGCAATGCACTGTATCTACACTTTGAAATGACGGACAACCCCGGCCTGAGCAAGCGCACCCTCGAACGGTACGAGAATATGTATGCCGGTATATTTTATGACCGGTATGTGCGCGGCCTGTGGGTAGCGGCAGAGGGCATCGTTTATAAGGACTTTGCCAACGATACAGAAAAGTATTTGATCGGAGACCCTTTGGAGTGGGCCAAGCAAAACGGCACCAGCTTCTCAATCATTTCAATTGGCGTTGACTTCGGTGGTACAAAGTCCGCAACGAAATTTCAAGCCACCGGGATCACAAAAGATTTCCGTGTTGTGGCATTGGAAGAAGAATACATCAAAAACGAAGAGATTGACCCGAATGCATTAAACCGGCGTTTTGCTACGTTCTGCCAGCTGATAACGTCAAAGTATGGTTACAGCCAGACACGAGCGGATAGTGCGGAAACGGTGCTAATTCGGGGGTTAGATCATACCGCGCAAAAAATGCACCTCGGGACGCAGGTCAAGAATGCAATGAAACTGCAAATCACAGATAGAATTAGGCTTGTGGTGCTGCTAATGAAACAGGGGCGTTTTAAGGTTTCGCGCAACTGCCCGCATCTGATCGATGCAATGCAAACCGCGATTTATGATCCTGATAAATTTGAGGACGAGCGCTTGGATGACGGCACGTCCGACATCGACAGTTTGGATGCTTTTGAGTACAGCATTGAGCCTTATTACAAAGACCTGGAACGTGCCGGTCACATGATGGGACGGTGAAATAGTGAATATTCGGAGAGCATTAAAGGATCTCGGGTTTGACACGGTCGGCAATAAATTCTATTCCCTGATCGACCTGTGGAACGCGTGGTATAAGGGAAACGTTGAAGATTTCCACAGCTATACGGTGTGGAATGGGATTGAAGAGCTGGAGTGCCACCGGTATTCGGTGGGAATGGGAAAGAAAGTCTGCGAGGACTGGGCCAACCTCCTAATGAACGAGCGAGTCAACATCACGCTCGAAGGCAAACAGGAACAGGAATTTATCGATACTGTTTTTGCCGATAACAACTGGGAGGTCAAGGCTAACGAATCGCAGGAGCGCAAAGCGGCAGTAGGAACCGTTGCGTATGTGCCGGTGATGGAAGGCATGGGAATTAACCCAGATACGGCAGAAATCATTGACTCTGGCCGCATTCGCATCAACTACGTCAGCGCCTGGAACATCTACCCGCTTACGTGGGATAACGGCGTTATCCGCGAGTGTGCGTTCGCATCCACTCGGAAGGTCGATGACACAGAATATACTTACATCCAGGTGCACCGGCTGCGCAACGGCGAGTATGACATTGAGAACCATCTGTATGATGCGGAGGAAGTCCCGCTGGCCAGCGTGAAAGGGTTTGAGACAATTCCTCCGGTGATTCATACCGGCAGCGACAAGCCGCAGTTTGTAATTGACCGGCTGAACATTGCAAACTCTGACGAAAACAACCCGCTTGGCGTGGCTGCATTTGCCCACGCCATCGACCAGCTCAAGAGCGTTGACATCACCTATGATAGCTATGTGAACGAATTTGTGTTGGGCAAGAAGCGCATTGTGGTGCAGCCGGAGGCAACCCAGAGCATTGACGGTCGGCCAGTGTTTGATAAGCGTGAGACCGTTTATTATGTACTTCCGGAGGACAGAGGCGGCAACGGCAACATCTTGCAGCAGGTCGATATGTCGCTACGGACGGCGGAGTTTAACACCGGCATGCAAGATATGTTGAACATCCTGTCCAGCAAGTGCGGTTTTGGTGAGAACCATTACAAATTCAACCAGGGCAGCATCGCAACTGCCACGCAGGTCATCAGCGAAAACAGCACCCTGTTCCGCACGATCAAAAAACATGAAATTGTGCTTGAACAGGCAATCACAGAGTTGTGCCGGAGCTTGCTCCGCATGGGAAATCGGTACATGGGCGCATCCCTCAATGAGGACGTCCAGATCTCCATTGACTTTGACGATTCCATCATTGAGGACAAGGGTCAGGACTTTAACCGTGACGTGCAGCTTCTTAACGCTGGAATCATGAACGATTGGGAGTTCCGCATGCGGTGGATGAACGAGGACGAGGCGACCGCAAAGGCAGCGCTTCCGAAGATGCAGGGCATGACGACCGAAGAAGAAACGGAGGTGGAGTGATGGGCGGTAGAGGCGGAGCGGGCGGCGGGCTTGGTAGAGCAACAAAAGAGCAACGCAGAATTATGGGGAATATGCGTGCGGCTATTTCCAAAGACGCACATAAATCCGCTCCAGAATTCAGAGTGCGCTCCGATGGCGTTGTGGAATATACATACACGGAAACGCGGAATTATGCCCGCGTCCACGGTGGGAAAATGCAATCTGAAGAAAAAAATGATACCGTGGAGCGGAAAACCGTATTTACTGGTACAATCGGCAAAGATGGTCTTTTGCGAAAAGGAGCATCAACAAAAGAAGAAAAAATAATTAAGCACGGCAGAGATCCGCGCAGGAGAAAATAATGGGCGGACGTGGCGCAAGCAGCGGTATCAGCGTAAGCGGCAAGCCTTACGGGAGCGAGTTTAGAACACTCGTCAAGGAAAGCAATATCAAGTTTGTCAAGGCGGTTGACGGCGCACAGAAAACGCCTATGGAAACAATGACCAAAGGGCGCGTTTATGTGACGCTAAACAAAAACGACAATATCAAGGCAATTACATATTACGATGCGGCAAATAAAAGGACAAAGCAGATAGACTTGGACAGGCCGCACGATAAAGTTTCCCCACATACCCATCACGGATATATCCACAGCGAGAACGACAGTGCGAAAGGGTATGCAAATCTGACAACCGAAGAAAAGAAAATGGTTGAGCGGGTCAAAAAAATATGGTATAATCGGCGTAGCAAGTAGTGGTGTAATGGCAGCACACTTTGATTGAGGGAGTTCCGGTTTGATTCCGGGCGCTTGCTATGCCGTAAGGTACAGAAATGTATCTTGCGGCATTTTTGTTTGCTGGGGGATTTATGATTAACTTTGAGAATCTGGACAAGTTCACATTTCCCGGCGTTGGCAAGTACGACATTCCGCAAATTGAGCCGGTTAAGGCGTATCCGCAGGGCGAATTTATCCCCGTGAATTACCATTACACGGCAAAAGACTCGGAAAGTAAAATCGTTCATTTCTTCGTGGACGATTACCAGTTTATCCGCCATTGGAACACGCCGGACAAGTACATCCCGAAGCTGTCCGAATTTGCGGCGGTGTGTGCGCCGGACTTCTCCATGTACACCGATATGCCGCTGGCGATGCAGATTTACAACCACTATCGCAAGCACTGGTTAGCGGCATACTGGCAGCTCCACGGCCTGACGGTGTATCCGACCATCGGTTGGAGCGACGAACGCAGCTATGATTGGTGCTTTGATGGTGAGCCGGTCGGCGGGATAGTTGCGGTTAGTTCGGTAGGCACACAGCAGAACAAGGAAAGCAAGCGTCTTTTTCTGCGCGGCTACGAGGAAATGATGAAGCGGCTATCGCCGGAATGGGTGATATTCTATGGCAAAGTGCCGGAGGAATGCGACTGGAATGTGATCCGCGTGAAGCCGCATTACGATGAAATTGTGAAACGGAGGAAAGCAAATGAAATATCCGTTTCAGCCGGAAATCCTTGATGCGCTGCCGGAAGAACTGGCAGAACTGTACCGTGGACTTGAGGACACGCTGCTGACGGAGATATGCTCTCGTCTAAAGCTGCGGGACGAGTTGAACGAGGTTACGGTGCAGGACATCAAGGCGCTGCGGGCGCACGGCATTGACCTCGAGGAAATCGAGAGAGCGATACGCAAGACTACGGGCATCAGTGAGCAGAAGCTCAAGAAGATACTGGACGATGTGGTAAAGCGCAACCAGCAGTATTATACCAGCGTCATCGACTTGGAACACATCACGCAGCCGGAAACGCTGGTAAGCATCGAGGACACCTGGGCCATATACCAGCAGACAAAGCGGGACTTGCGCAATATAACCCAATCAATGGGCTTTTTGGTGGACGCAGGGCGGACGATGCTCCCCCCTGCCAAAGCTTACCAATGGGCGCTTGATAACGCGGTGATGCAGGTGCAGAGCGGCGCTATCAACTACAAACAGGCCATCAAGACGGCAGTAAAGCAGCTTGCAGACAGCGGATTGAAAATAGTTGACTATGAAAGTGGCCATCGAGACCAAATCGATGTGGCGGCTCGGCGGGCGGTAATGACAGGCGTTTCCCAAATCTGCGCAAAATACACGGAGCAATCGGCAGAATATCTTGAGACACCATATTTCGAGGTTTCCGCCCATTCTGGCGCGCGTGATAAGCCGGGGCCGTCCCCGTGGTCAAGCCATAAGGACTGGCAAGGCAGGGTTTACAGTATTCGCGCAAATGACATTTACCCGAGCATCTACGAGGTGTGCGGACTGGGGGCCGTGGATGGTCTGGAAGGAGCCAACTGCCGCCACCGGCGCTTCCCCTGGGTCGAAGGTGTGTCTGAGCGCACCTATACCGATGAACAGCTTGCACATATTGATGATGGGCTTGGCTGCACATTTGATGGCAAGACCTACACCGCATATGAGGCCACACAGATGCAGCGACGCATAGAGCGTACCATACGAAAGCAAAAGCGTCTGAAAAACGCGTACAGCGTCGCGGGTCTGGAGGAAGATGCGACTGCGGCCAACATCAAACTGCGGCGATTAAACGCCAAATACAAGGCGTTCAGCGCGGCGGCGGGGCTGCCGGAGCAGCGGGAAAGGATGAAGGTGCTGTATGAGAATTAAAGCAAGAAGTTACGAAGGAATTGTGCTTGAACTTGACGGAGAAGTGCGAGTGATGCGTGATTACACCCGCGAGATTGCACGCGTGATCAAGTATCGGGTTGTAATTCTGTGCGATGATGGCGCAAAAGTTGAGCTTACGGATGTAAACCCAAAAGAAATTGAGGTAGTCAATGAACCGTGATGAAATGATACAGGCTATCGAAGCCATCTTGAAGCGTGGCAACAACGCAGAGGTGCGACGAAAAGGCGATGGGTATATCGTCTTGGAGGTCAAAAAAACAATCCAATACACTTCCGCGTAATTGGGCGCGGGAAAGGGCAATAGGAGCCAAATGCTGAGGAATTCTCGGTGGTTGGCTCTTTTGTTTTAAGTAAAACCCGCGAAGCACAGCGGTTTTTATAAAAACTATCGTCCGCGAAGAAACGCGGCCAAAGAAAAGGAGATAGTGTCATGGCACTTACACGCAAACTTTTGAAGGGTATGGGTCTCACCGATGAGCAGGTAGATACCATCATCGAAGCGCATACCGACACTGTGGACGGCCTAAAGGCGGATGTGACCCGCTACAAGGCCGATGCGGAGAAGCTGCCCGGCATCCAGAAGCAGTTGGATGATCTCAAGGCGGCAGGTGACGGCGGTTATAAGGAGAAGTACGAGAAGGAACACTCGGCTTTTGAAGCCTTTAAGACCGACATCACAGAAAAGGAAAGCAAGGCGGCAAAGGAAAAGGCTGTCCGGGCTTACTTTGAGAGCAAAAACATCACCGGCGCAAATCTCGACCTTGCCATGCGCGGATGCGGCGAGGAAATGTCTACCTTGGAGCTGGACGGCGAGAAGATCAAGGACACCAAGAGCCTTGACGCTCTCGTAGACGGCACTTATAAGAGCCTTGTTTCTAAGCCTGCTGTCCGGCTGGACATGGGCGCACGGCTCAACGAGGGCGGCAAGCCTATGACAAAGGACGAGATTATGAAAATCACCGACAGAACAGAGCGGCGCGCTGCAATCGCCGCAAATATGGATTTGTTTAGAAAGGAAGAATAAAAATGGCTGTTGATCCTAAGCTGATTAAGAAGGAAGATCTTGCCCGTGTTCGCGAGATCGAGTTTACCGAAATGTTCGGCTATTCCATCAAGAAGTTGATGGAGGCTCTGGGCGTTACCCGCAAGATTGCCAAGCAGGCCGGTACTGTGCTCAAGAGCTACAAGGCTACCGGAACTCTGGAAGACGGCGCTGTGGCCGAGGGCGAGACCATCCCTCTGAGCAAGTACAAGACCGAGGCTGTGAACTACAAGGAGATCACCTTGAAGAAGTGGCGTAAGGCCACTTCTGCCGAGGCAATCACTGATCGCGGCTACGATCAGGCCGTCGAAATGACCACCGATGAAATGCTGAAGGATGTGCAAAAAGGTATCCGCAAGGATTTCTTCGGCTTCCTCGCAACCGGTACTGGCACGGCCAGCGGTGCTACCTTCCAGGCGACCTTGGCTCAGGCATGGGGCCAGCTGCAGGTGCTGTTCGAGGATGACGAGATCGGCGCAGTGTATTTCATGAACCCGCTGGATGTTGCGGACTATCTCGCAACTGCCAACATCACCCTGCAGACCGCTTTCGGCATGACCTATGTCGAGAACTTTCTCGGTCTGGGCACTGTGATTCTGAACTCCAGCGTCCCCAAGGGCAAGATTTACGCCACCGCCAAGGACAACATCGTCCTGTACTACATCCCTGTGAACGGCGCAGATCTGGGCGAGGTGTTCAACTTCACCACCGACGCCACCGGTTATATCGGTATCCATGAGGAACCCGATTACACCAACATGACCGCATCCGATACCGTTATCAACGGCATGGTGCTGTTCGCCGAGCGCATTGACGGCGTGGTTGTCGGCTCCATCACTCCGGCAGTGGGGGGCTAAGCGAACTGCTGAGTGAGCCTGACCCTGAAACTTCTTCTTTCTCCAACATGACAAAAGCCCAACTGCTTGATTATGCCAGGGGAAACGGGGTGGACGGGGTCAGCAGTTCAATGCGCAAGGCTGACATAATTGCAGTATTGGAAGGGAGCTGACCCGTATGACATACGCTGATTATACATACTACGCCGGAATCTATATGGGTTCTGTGAGCGAGGAAGATTTTCCGCGTCTGGCTGTTCGGGCCAGCTCCTTCCTCGATTACTACACCCAAAACCGGGCGAAAGACAACGCTGATATGGACGCTGTAAAGATGTGTTGCTGCGCATTGGTGGACAAGTATCAGTTGATCGAGACCGCGCAGCAACTTGCCGCAACCAGGCTGACGGCGGCGCTTACCGGCGGTGACGTGAAAAGTGAAACGGTAGGCGGGTATTCTCGCACACTGGCCAGCGGCGGGGAAAGCGCCGCTGCTGCATTGAGTGCCACGGACGGCGCAAGAAAATTGCTGGCGGAAACATGCATGGAATACCTTGCCCATACAGGGCTGCTGTATCGCGGAGGTGGTTGCAGATGTACGCTCCCCACACTGTAACGGTTTACAACGTCGTGCGTGAACCGGACCCTGCCACGCTAAAAGATGTCACAAACCTATATGTAACCGTGCTTGATGGCGTGTTCTGCGAGGCGTCAAAGGGAGTTAACGTGCGCAAAAGCGGGCTTGAAGGCGCCGACGCAGTAAACCTGTATATCCCATTTACGGTAAAAGCTGTGGATGGATTTAGCGGAAAGCCCAAGACATATACAGAGCCGCAAGCATTTTTTGCCTCAAGCGACAGGACGGGCCTATGGACGCTATCCACCACCGGCAACGGTGGCGATACATTTTTCGTCAAAGGCGAATTTGTAACGGACAACGAGGGCGTGGCATTGGCGCACGATAATTGCTGGAATGTGACTAAGGTTGACGCAAAAGACTTTGGCAGCGCAGATATGCAGCATTGGGAAGTGGGTGGTAAATAAGTGGCCGTTACCTTTGCGATGCATTTTGGCGGCATGGAGGCCATCAAGGACAAACTGGCTGAGAGCTGCACCCGCGCTGAAAGCATTGTTGGGCAGCAGGTCATAAAAGACACCGAGCCGTTTGTTCCTGCGCTTACAGGATCATTAACAATACGCACGAGGTTAGACGGCAACAAAATTATTTACCCCGGGCCTTATGCGCGGTTTTTGTACTACGGCAAAGTCATGGTTGATCCGCAAACCGGTAGCACCTTTGCGCCAAAGGGCGGGACGAAGGTCTTGACAAACCGAGACCTTGTATTTTCCAAGGCGATGCACCCACAAGCACAGAGCCATTGGTTTGAGGCTTCCAAAGCGCAGAACCTGGATAAATGGATACGCATTGCAGAAAAGGCGGTGGAAAAATTTGGACAAAGTTAAAAAAACCGTATCGGCAGCGGAAGAGGACAAGGTATCTCGCAAGCTGCTGGTTTGGCTGAACACATATCCGGATTTGCCGGTGGATTTGATTCGATTTGAGTCCCTGCCCGCCGACACCTCTGCAATGGCCATTTCGACCATCCAGGCGTCCTATATCGTTAAACGATATGTTTTAGGGGGCTACCAAGCGGAATACCAATTCAAAATCATTTACCGGGTTAAGCCGGGCAACAGCATGGACAAACGGCTCAAGGCTGACGAACTGTTAAACGCTATCGGAGATTGGGCGACCGGAAAGCGCCCTGACATTGGTACGGGGAAACGCGTTGTAAGCCTGGAGCCTACTACGCGATCTTCTTTGTTCGCTGTGTATGAAAACGGCGACGAAGATCATCAAATCTTAATGAAAATGAATTACGAGGTGAATACATAATGGCAGATTTGACTTTTACCACACCGGAAGGCCAGACCATTGACCGGGAACTGCTGATCGCATACCTCAACACGGGGACCAAGGAAAGCCCTGTTTGGAGCGCTATCGGCAAGCGGGTGGAGGACACCAGCGAGGAAATGGACTGGGGCCAGGAGAGCAAGCAGGATGTGCTGGGGAACACATTCACAACCATGAAAAAGCCCGTTATTACACAAACCTTTGACCCCATCCCCTTGGATGCTGGTGATGCAGCAGCCGTGAAGATGTGGAATTTGGCCGTAAAAGACCACGATGCGCAGGCGCTGGCCAACCAGGACATGATGATCGGGCATTTTTACGCCACCAGCGGCGATGCGAAGTTTGCCGAGCGCTATGATTCCTGCGCCATTGCCGTGACCTCCATCGGCGGTGAGGGCGGCGGTACCCTGAACATCGCAAGCGAGATCACATACGGCGGCAATCGCACCCTGGGCACTGTGAATAAGGGCAGCAGCGGCGCTATTGAATTTACCGCAGCCTAAGCAGATCGGGGCGGGTGCTTCTGCCCGCCCCACTATCGAAAACGGAGGACGCTATGAGCGAAAATATTATCAAAATTGATACCGGCGTAGTCACTAAAACTTTTTTGACTACCGACGGGAAAGAATGCGAATTTGCGTTTAACCCGCTGGATATGGGCCTGTCTCGCCGGCTTTTTTCCGCGTTTGAAAAACTCGACAAAATGAACGAGGGTTATAAGGACGAAGTGCAAAAAAACGCCGATAAAAAGGAAATTTTTGACATTGGCCAAAAGATGGACCTGGAAATGCGGGAGATCATCAACGGAGAAGTATTCGGATTTGATATCTGCACCCCGCTTTTTGGTGAGCTGAATCTTTACGCGCTGGCCAACGGATTCCCCATTTGGGCAAATTTGCTTTTTGCGCTGGTGGACGAAATGGATACTGCGTATGCCCGGGAGCAGAAGCTTACCAACCCGCGCATTAGCAAGTACACCAAGAAGTACCACAAATGAGATACAGCCTGCCAAAATCCGTGGAGCTGGGCGGGAAGCAATACGCTATTCGGTCTGATTACCGGGACATTTTGGACATTTTGGAAATGCTTTCTGATTCGGAGCTGGACAGCGCCGATAAGGCAGAGGCAGTGATGGAAATGTTTTACCCGGATTACGAGGATATCCCATACACGGAATACGAGAACGCGGTGCGGCAATGCATATCCTTTATAAATTGCGGCGAGGAAGAATGCCGGGATGAAAAGCGCCCCAAGCTCATGGATTGGCAGCAGGATTTCCCGATGATTGCAAGCCCCATAAATCGCGTGCTTGGCACGGAAATCCGCTCCATTGAATATCTGCACTGGTGGACATTTATAGCCGCATACCAAGAAATAGGTGATTGCACCTTTGCCCAAGTGGTAAGCATCCGAAAAAAGAAAACCAAAAATCAAAAGCTGGATAAATCCGATCAGGAATTTTACAAGCAGAATAAGCATCTTGTGGATTTCAAGCGCAGATATTCCGAGCAGGACGAAAATATTATCAAACAATGGGTATAAAAATCCGCCCTCTTGCGAGGGCGGATGGACGCATTTTTACTTTTTCAGGTCAGCATCAATGCTGAACATTTTTGCTGTGAAACTAATTTTGTACTGACTGCCTTTGGTAACAAGGAATGTGAGTTCATTGCTCCTAACAACTCCTCGCTCAAACCTAACGGTATGTTCTCCTGGCACCAGGTGGAACTGGACAATATTATCCAAATCAAACGCTTTTCGTTCCCCATCAACAATCAATATTGTTTTTGACTCTCCACACTTCCTCGCACCCATTCGTACCACGGTAACATTTTGAGCGAAGCTCGCCTGGTTTTCCGGGTCAGACAGTTTCCTCAAAATCTCAGAACGCTTTTTCTCAAAGACATCATCTGGTAAGGCTCCGGATTCATGAAGATCGTGGATTTTTTGCAAGGTATCCAGCATCGCGGTATCCGTTTCCGGTGCGGCGGAAGTACTATCCTTGGACTGGTTTGCAATATCCATCAGTTTATCGAACAACAACTTCTGTTCGCGTTGTTTTCGCTTACTTTCGCCTGGCGAGATGGGGGCGCACTCAATTACATCGGATGAACCGTCTTCGTACTCAACCCAAAAACTGTATAGCGTATAGTTTACTGTAGTAAAAATGAGCGTATCCCGTGCCTCTCGCACTCCAAGTAGCTTTGCGCGTTTTATCAATTTCTCTTTTTTTGACAAATGTAATGCCCCTCCCAACAACAAAATTTTAGCGTATTATATCATACGCACAGCACCTTTGCAAGTAAAAGAAAAAATGGTGGTGATTTAATGGCAGATGGATCTATTATCATCAATACGGAAATTGATTCCAAGCAGGCGCAAAAAGAGCTCAATACACTTACGAGGAAAATTTCTGCTTTATCTGAAAAACTAAATGATCTGGAAAGAGAAAAGCTCCCGCTGGTAGAGCAGTCGGCACAGCTCGGCGCAAATCTCGATGCGGCAAAAGCAACTCTTGAACATATGAAAAGCGGAGCGGAATTTTTTACATCCGACTCTATTGCAAACCAGCAAGCACAAGTGAACGCCATGCAGAAAGAGTTTGATTCGGCGGCGTTAAAGGTGGAAACGATCAATGCAAAAATCAACAAAACCGCTGCGTCTCTTGACAATGCAAAGAGAAAGGCGGGAGAACTCAGTGGGCAGCTTGCTGGAGCAAAAAATGGCACAAGAGAGTTGTCCCCCGCTGCAGAGGAAGCCGGGAAGCGATTCACAAAGCTTGGAAACCGAATCAAGGGGCTTGCAAGGCGCGTGTTTGTTTTTACGCTCATTACAGCTGCACTGCGCAAAATCAGGGAGTATATGTGGTCGGCGATCCAGACAAACACCGATGCAATGGCGGCGGTTGCCAAGCTTAAAGGTGCGCTGCGTACACTGGCCCAGCCGATTGTAAACATCGTTATCCCGGCGTTTACGCTACTCGCAAATGTGCTTACAACGGTGGTAAATACAGCTGCTCGGCTGCTATCTGCACTGTTTGGAAACACTCTTGCATCTTCTCAGAAAGCGGCTGAAAGCCTTTATGACCAGCAGAAAGCGATTGATGGTGTTGGTTCTGCCGCAAAGAAGGCCAGTAAATATTTGGCACCTTTCGATGAGCTGAACACAATGAACGGAGATTCCGATAGCTCGGGAGGGGCAAGTGCAAGCGGTGGAATCGCACCGGATTTCACAAGCACAGTCAGCAGCGGATTGGCTGCCGTTGCAACCTTGTTTACCGGAATTGCCCTTCTTGCATTGGGCGCAGTGTTGACTTTTTCTGGCGCAAATATACCGATTGGCATTGCTCTGATGGTTGCTGGTGCGTTGGCGGTATATGGTGCCGCCTCCGAAAATTGGGGTCTTATTGCAGAAACTTTGCAAGGATCACTTGCGGTTATAGTGACTATTGTAGCCGGAGCTTTGCTTGCTCTTGGCATAATCCTTGTTATGACAAGCGCAAACATCCCGCTTGGAATTGGCATGATTATAGCTGGCGCTGCATCTTTGGCCGCCGTTGTTGCCGTCAACTGGGATACCATAACAAGGTTTATAAGTGACAACATAGATGTAATTGCCGGTATTGTTGGAGCCGCCTTCCTTGTACTTGGCGCCATACTTGCTCTTTCAAGCGCAAATATTCCGCTCGGAGTAGGATTGCTTTTGGTTGGTGCTGCATCTTTGGCGGCATCTGCAACCATTAATTGGGAAGCAATCCAAAACGCAATGAAAGGGCCTATTGGCGCAGTAACTGCAATTTTGAGCGGCGCGTTGCTTGTGCTTGGCGGCGCATTGCTGTTTACTTTTGCAAATGTCCCTCTTGGGCTTGGGCTTATGGCTGCTGGAGCGGTTGGGCTTGCGACGGCGATTGTTCCAAATTGGGACAGTATTACGAAGGCGCTGCAAGGGCCGCTCGGCAAAACTCTTGCTATGATCGGCGGTTTTCTTGTTGTACTCGGGATTATTCTTATTTTTACGGGCGTAGGAATACCCTTGGGCATCGGGATGTTGCTTGCCGGTGGCGTTAGTTTGGCGGCGGCAATCGCGCCCAATTGGAATTTCATCATAGACAAAATCAAGTACGTTTGGCAAAAAATCAAAGAATTCTGGAACTCTTATATCGCCCCTGTATTCACTGCGGCCTGGTGGCAGAACCTCGGGAAAAACATCATGAACGGTTTGATCTCGGGTATTGAACGGGGCATAAACTGGGTGCTGGGCGGCGTAAGCGATATGGTAAATGGCATCACGGGTATCTTGAACAAGATTCCCGGTGTGAACATTGGACGGGTCAATTGGGGAAATGTCCACATTCCTCGCCTGGCCCAGGGCGCGGTGATCCCAGCAAACCGGGAATTTTTGGCCGTTTTGGGCGACCAGAAGCGCGGCACAAACATCGAGGCACCCGCCGATTTGATCCGCCAGATTGTCCGGGAGGAAGTCAAAAACAGCGGCGGCGTAGGAAATCATATCACAATCGTGCTGGACAGCGTTAACGGGAAGAAAATATTTGACACTGTTGTGAAGGAAAACAATGCCGTGGTGCGTGCCACCGGCGCAAGCCCGCTGGTGGTGTAAGGAGCAGTAATGGATGTATTGAAAGTTACCAAAAATGCCGGGACGGTCGTGGTTCTGCTTACTCCCGCCGAGATAAAATGGAGCATTTCTGACCTGGACGGCGACGGCAGCGGGAGGAACCAAAACGGGGACCTGTTCCGGGACCGCGTGGCGGTAAAGCGAAAGATCGAGTGCTCCTGGCTCCCAATGAGTGCCGCAAAAATGGCAACGCTTTTGTCAGCCGTCAGCGATCCGTTTTTCAAGCTTACATACCCAGATGCGCTTACGGGGACAAATAGAACGATCACCTGCTATGTTGGTGATCGTTCTGCGCCCATTTTGCGCCCGGAGGCGGATGGAACATGGTTATGGGGCGAAATGTCCATGAATTTCATCGAGAGGTGAGCCATGCATACTGTAACAGACGCATTTAACGCCGCGTGTTCTGCGCCGGGGCGGGAGATCACAAGCAAAATACTGTTTAACGGCACGACAGAGCTGGCCGCCTCCGAGGTGCAGGAAATCAGCATAACAGAGCAGTTCGGCTCCTCGGACGGCGTGACCATCGGTGCGGCGTTTTCTTCCAGTTGCAAGGTGACGATGTACAAGCAGGACAATCTCCCGCTGAACGGTGCATTTTTTATTCCATCTGTTGGAATCATGGTGGGCGGCAAAGCCCAGTATGTCCAAAAGGGCAAATATTACATCCCCACGGACGGCGTAGAAGAAAGCGGGAAGTTGTGGGTAACTATCACCGGATATGACCGCATGGCCAGTCTGACGGATGATTATGTGCCTACCATTGATTTCCCCGCCACTCCTGTGCAGATTCTCACAGATGTATGTACGCAAGGAAATGTCACTGCGCCCTCGGTAGCTTTGCCGGATATTCAAATTTCTGCACCCTACACAGGGTCACTGCGTCAGCAGCTCGGATGGTTGGCGGGGCTGATCGGATGCAATGCGAAATTTGATTCCGACGGCGAACTAAAATTCTGCTGGTACTCTGATAGTATTTCTGTTGGGCCGGAGGTGCAGTATCAGGGAGGACTTAGCAAATCCGCAGATTCCCCGTTTACCATACAAAGCCTTGTCACGGGAACGGAAGAAAACCCCATCACGGTCGGGACGGGTGTTGGAATTTCGGCTACAAACCCGTATATTACCGAAGCTGTGGCGGCTACTGTTTTTGAGAAAATTGGAAACAAGGCAATGATGCCGTGTAAGGTGCAATGGCGGGGAGACCCCTCTACGGAAGCAGGGGACATATTGCACGTTACAGATGTGACCGGACCAGCCAGCACATTCCCCGTTTACATTATGGAACAGGAACTGCGTATAAAGGGCGGAATGGTGGCGAATACGACCTGCTATGCGCCGCAGGACAAGCAGTATGTCGTGGAAAGCCCCATTATACAGCAAGTGAAGCGGGAATATTCCGGCCTTGCCAAAGCCATGCAGGATGCCACAGAAAGAATTATAGGCGCGAAAGGCGGATACTGGGAAATCACGCTGGATGATGATGGATTCCCCACCGGGTGGATGGTTCGAGACACGCCCACTATGGAAGATAATACAAGGCTGTGGATTATGAACATCAACGGCCTGGGGTATTCCAAAGACGGCGGGAAAACCATTTCTGGCGTTGCGCTTACGATGGACGGCGCAGTAAACGCAGACACAATTACGGCTGGGCAAATGTCCGCAGAGCGTGTAACGATCAATGGGCAAACGCTTTCTGATTTCATTGATGCAAGCATTGATGAAGATGGACACCCTGTACTTCGCATTGGATCCTCTGCATCGGAGATTGTTTTGAAGGAATACAACGACAAGATTGGGTTTTATGACGCAAGCGGCACACTGTTAGCGTACTGGAATAACAACAGCTTTGAACTGGTAGAGCTATCGAAGTTCCGCCTCGGTCCGATGTCTATCGTTGTGCAGCCGAATCAATCCATAAGTTTCGTGGGGGTGACGTGATGCCGAGTATCTACGGAAGCAAATCTAAGGGATGGCAGCTACGCCTTGACTATACAGTCAAGAGCCAGAGCATCGAAAATAACACCAGTGCGCTTGATTTAACCTTGTATGTGTATGACGGTACCGGGTACTCACAAAATGAGTCTGCGAACGAAGCGTATTACATTCTGCAAGGTACAAAAACTTGGAATCCGTACAATTATCCATCTACCGGTTGGTATAAACTGGGCGTAAAGTCTATCACTGTCACACATAGTGGCGACGGAACCGGGAAAGTCACGCTTTCCGGCGAATGGGACTGCGGCTTTGATTCGGCCTACACACCAAGGCATTTGACCGTCTCCGGTAGCGTTACACTACCAACAATTCCAAGAGCATCTTCCGTGTCTGCCGCAAATGGCACAATGGGCGGTAATGTAGCAATTACAATCACACGGAAAAATTCCTCCTTTACACATAAGTTGTCCTATAACGCCGGAAGCGGGTATGTCTCTATTGCAACTGGTGTAGCCACATCTTACACGTGGGCAAGCCCTGACAGCATGATAGATGCTACCACGAATGCTTCTTCCCGCACGGTGACGATAAAATGCGAGACCTACAACGGAAGCAGCAAGATAGGTGAAAGCACGACAACCTGTGTCCTCACTGTGCCGGAATCCCTCGTTCCATCTTTAAGCGTGGTGCTTTCCGATGCCGCTGGGTATCAGCCGACATATGGGTGGGTACAAAATAAGAGCCAGCTTAAAGCCGTTGCCACGGCTGGCGGAGTAAGGGGAAGTACCATTGTAGGTACTGTCATGAAAATTGGCAATGAAAATGCCAATCTGAATACAGGGAATCTGCTTACAAAAAGCGGCTCTGTTGTGGTGACGGTAACTACGACAGATTCTCGTGGCAGAAACAAGACGGTTACAAACACTATTACTGTACAGCAGTATGCTGGACCGTCTATTGCAAATCTCACATACGCAAGAGGTTCCTATACAGGCGGCGTGTGGACAGAAAACAATACCGGCGCAGACATTAAGGTGATGTTTGATCTCACCATTTCTCTGAGTAATAACACCGCCAGCATCTCTTTGAAGATCGATGATGAGAATAGGCAAACCCTTTCTGCGCAAAGCTCCGGCTCAAAGGTTGTTTACATCGCCGGTGTCGGAACAGATACGACCAGAAAACTGGCGGTAGTCGCCACGGACGCTTTTTCAAGCAGTTTTACCAAAGAAATGGATGTGGCGACAGTTGAAGTCCCGTTAAATATCAACTTCAACTTGCCGGGAGCGTGTTTTGGCGGGGTAGCAGAAAAAGGGAAAACGGTGCAATTCAAGTGGCCTATCTACGCCGAAAATACCGTGGAGCTGAACGGGGAATTGATTTTATCTGATTCCGCAGCGGGAAAACTTCGGCAAGCGATGGGCATCCAAGACTACATCATTGAGCAAGGCGTAAGTGGCAACTGGACGTACTACAAGTACGCCTCCGGTTATGCAGACTTGTGGTGGCGTGGTACAGTGACGCCCACCAGCTACACTACATTTGGCAGCGCCGCATACACAAATACGATTTCCCTGTCAATGCCCTTCGGGGTGACGGGGAACGTGGTAATCACCGGCAGTGCGTCTGATCTGCACACAATCTGCAATACGGATTGGAGCTATGCTTCAAAAACCTTGTCCTTCCGCATGACCCGTGGGGCGAGCATGACACCAACAAATGAAACCGTATCGCTGCGGGTGACTGGCAAGTGGAAAGCATAAAACATATAAGGAGATACCGCATGACAGAAACTATCATTGTTGCACTTATCACCGGCGGCCTGTCGCTGCTGGGGGTAATCATCACCAGCAGCAAGACCACCCGTGATGTGCAGGCCAAGTTGGACACGCAGCAGGCCGTCACCGACACCAAACTGGACGAGCTGACCCGTGAGGTACGGGAGCACAATAACTTCGCCCGCCGGGTCCCGGTGATGGAGGAGCAGATCAAGGTAATCAATCACAGGATAGCGGATTTGGAAAGACTGCCCAACCGCTGAGCATCGCAAATCTAAAGTATGAGGAGGGATACCCATGTATCGAGGTACAACGCCCACGCTGACATTCCGCCTGCCCATCGACACGGGGAGCATCACGGTGCTGTCCTTGGCCGTAGCGCAGGCCGGACAGGTTAAAATCGAAAAAGCATTGTCGGATGTACAGCTGGACGGGAATGTTGTCTCCTGCACGCTGACGGAAGCCGAGACCCTGTCGCTTACTGCCGGGAGAGGCATTGACGCAAAGATACAGCTCCGGGTGGGCGTAGGCGGTCAGCGCATGGCATCCCAGGTATTTACGGTGCCGGTGGAGCGTATCTTGCGGGATGGTGCGCTATGATCGAGTTTGCGGTAACTTTTTCTCCCGGCGCTGATCTGGATGTCAACATGGGACAGGTGATGGAGGTGCTTGCTACCGAGGAGCGGACGGTGGAGCTGTCTATGCCCTCCGGCAATCAGGTCATCCTGCCCACCAGCAGCAAAGGAATGCGTAAGGTGACGATTCAAAAACCGGACACCCTTTTGGCCGAGAACATCAAGAAGGATGTGGTGATCGGCGGCGTGACCGGTGGCCTTGAGGCACCACCGACAGGCCCTTATATAGCGTATACGTCCCTCGACAGTTCTGGTAGAGTGTTTACTGCTAAATTTCGAGGAACCATTGTTCCAGAGTATGCATTCGCTTATTTGGCGGAATTGATATCAGTAGATATGCCAGACAATGTAATTGCAATTGGTGATAATGGTTTTTATCGCTGCCCAAAGCTCCAATTAACAAGTCTCCCACCCGGAATTACCTCACTCGGAGATTATGCATTCTCTGATTGTTCAAAGCTAGCGTTAACAAGCCTCCCTTCTGGAATCACCTCAATTGGAGACCAGGCATTTAGGGATTGCTTTAGTCTTGCATTGACAGGTCTTCCTTCTAGAATTACCTCAATCGGAGATTACACATTTAGGAATTGTTCAAAGATGGCACTAACAAGTCTCCCTTCTGGGATTACATCAATCGGAGATTTTGCGTTTCTCAATTGTTATCAATTATCATTGACGACCCTGCCTTCTGGAATTACCTCAATCGGACAGTATGCATTCAACAATTGCCCAAGGCTCGCATTGACGGCCCTACCCTCTGGAATTACCTCATTACCAACAGCCGCATTTCAGTACTGTCCAAAATTAGCATTGACGACCTTCCCGTCTGGAATGACCTCGATTGGAGCTTATGCATTTAGGCAGGGTACAGGTCTCGCATCAATAACCCTTCCCCCCGCACTCACTACAATCGGAGATTTTGCATTTGCCAATTGTACTGGGTTAGAAACGGTTAAATTTACGAGCACGGTATCCTCAATCCCAAATGGAGTATTTTCCGGGTGCCCAAAACTGTCTACCATTTATGTTCCGTGGTCGCAGGGGCAAGTAGCAAATGCTCCTTGGGGTGCGAGCAATGCCACCATCATTTACGATTATACTGGGGAGTAAACAAAGACTTATCAACATTTTTTGTGTGCCCGATTCGGGCACGGAAAGGAGAAATTATGGAAACTTTTGGCATCGCAAGCGTGGCAGTCATCACCGTCATCACCTACCTCGTGGGGCTGGTGGGCAAGGCCAGCAGCATGAACGACAAGTGGATCCCCATCCTGTGCGGGGTCTGCGGCGGTCTGCTGGGGGCTGTCAGCTACTATCTGGCACCCATCCCGGACTTCCCAGCGGGCGACCCCATCACCGCCATTGCCGTGGGTATCGTCAGCGGTCTGGCGGCCACCGGCATCAATCAGGCTGTCAAGCAGCTGAGCAAGGGGGAGTGAGATATGGGTAAGCGCATCACTGCCGCATATCCAATCGCCAAGGTGGGCGGTATTCCCCTCAACACCAGCATCCCGGCCAGCAAGGAGACCTATGACCGGCTGGGCGGGCGGGACGTGGCCTTTGTGGGGCTGCACTACACGGGCAACGTTAGTGACACCGCCGAGGCCAACTGCAAGTATTTCGCAGGCGGCGACCGGGAGGCCAGCGCACACTACTTCGTGGATGAGGACAGCATTTACCAGTCCGTACCGGCCTGTGACCGAGCGTGGGCGGTAGGCTCTTCTGATCCGGTACATCCCCTCTGCCGCAACACCAACAGTATCTCTATCGAGATGTGCTGCTCCGGGAACTACCATGTTTCCGAGCGCACCAAGGCCAACGCTGCGGCACTGACGGCGGAGCTGTGCAAGCTGCTGGGCATCTCCGGCGTGGATACCTACGTCCTGCGGCACTACGACGTGACCGGGAAGTCCTGCCCCCGGCAGATGGCAGGGAAGAACAATGCGGAGTGGGAGGCGTTCAAGGCCAGCGTCAAGGCGCTGCTGAACGAGCAGCCCGCACCCGCACCGACGACGAAGGAGGAGACGATCAACATGGAACTGCGTATGCTGCGCCGTGGCATGGAGGGCAACGATGTCCGGGCCGCCATGCTGCTGATGAAGGACAAGGGCTATTACCCGGATGAAATTTGGAGCGGCGACAAGCTCTTTGGCCCCAAGATGGAGGCCGGTCTGCGGGAGATGCAGGCAGACCACAACCTCGGCGTGGACGGCATCATCGGCAATGCCAGCTGGAATTTCCTGCTGAAATAAAGGATAAAATAAATCCACTGGAGGGCGCAGAGGACACCGCTACGCCGGCCTCACGCCCGTGCATAAACATCCGCACCTCCACGGCACACCGTGGGAAATGATAGATCAGCACAAAAGGATCCGCAAAAAACTATCCACTATGGCACCATTCCGCGCCACAGAAACAATCCGTGCGGTAGGTCTACCGGAAGACGAGGAAACCTGTGTAATTGACGTGGACGTTTTTGGCCGCACCTGCGTACAGACGGCGGCAAAACTACATATCAGCGTAGATGGATTTTACAAATTGCGCCGCCGCGCATACCAAAAACTGGCGGATGCATTCGATTCCTAAAAGTAGCCGCGCCCTTTTTGGGTGCGGCTATTTTTCGTTTTTGCACACAATTGGTGTACACTGTAACTACATTATTGCAGAATCAAGGCAGAATCCGGGCAGTTTATTTGCCCGGATTTCTTTTATTATAGAGGCAAGGAGGCGGGAATATGTACGAGCGCTTAATCAAATGCGGGTTTACCGCGCAAATGGCGCAGGATATTTGCATTCTGTACGCAGACGATCCCCAGGGGCTTTTAGCGTATGTGGAAATTGCTGAAAGCCTATATAGGAATTGCAATCATGTATAAATATTTTAATCCAAATCCCTGCGGGAAAAACGTGTCCGATTGCACTGTCCGTGCGATCTGTAAGGCCACGGGAAAGGATTGGGGCGAGGTTTATCTCCGGCTGTGCATGCGTGGCTACTTGGACGGTGATTTACCCAATGCAAACGCCTGTTGGGGCGCGTATCTGCGGTCCTTAGGCTACCGGAGATACATCATACCGGACACTTGCCCGGACTGTTACACGGTCGGCAGGTTTGCCGATGAGCACCCGCGCGGGACATATATTCTCGCCCTCTCTGGGCATGTAGTGTGCGTTCAGGACGGGATCATCTATGACAGCTGGAACAGCGAGAACGAAATCCCGCTTTATTTCTGGGACAAAGAAACGGAGGAATGAACATGGCATATCCCTATTTCAACCCCTATTATCCACAGCCGATGCCGGACAACCTCATGCAGATGCGGCAGATGCAGCAGCCACAGATGCAGCCCATGCAGCAGCCTATGTCGCAGCCAGGGCAACAGAACCCCATCGCGCAAGGCGGCGTACAGTGGGTAAGCGGAGAGCAGGAGGCAAGAGGTTATCTCATCGCGCCCAACTCTGCCGTAGCGCTGTGGGATTCCACCGCCCCCACCGTTTACCTCAAGCAGGCAGACGCAAGCGGGAAACCGACGCTCAAGATTTATGACCTCGTAGAACGCACAGAAACGGCCCCTAACGCGCCGCAAAAGCCGGGCGTGGAATTTGTCACCCGCAAGGAGTTTGACGCGCTGGCGGCGCTTGTGGGCGAATTGAAGGGCAAGAAGAAGCGCAAGGAGGACGATGACGATGAATAATCCCTTTTTCGGAGCGCTCGGCGGCAACGGCTTTATGCAGATGTTGCAGCAGTTCCAACAGTTTAGGGCAAATTTTCAGGGTAACCCAAAAGCGGAGGTCGACAAGCTTTTGCAATCTGGGACTATGAGCCAGCAAGAGTTAAACCAACTTCAATCTATGGCAAAACAGTTCGAGCATTTATTCCATTGATCTTATCGTGGCCACGATTTGATAAATAAAATTTATGAAAGGGGAGATAATATGTCTCTTTCCGACGGTGCTCCCATGATGACTATGCCGGTCGCGCCCGCGAACAGCTACGGCGGTGGCATGGGTATGTGGGGCGAAAACTGGATCTGGATTATCGTTCTTTTCCTCTTCGGCTGGGGCCGCAACGGCTGGGGCAACAACGCTGGCAATTCCGGCGGTGTCGTAGACGGCTACGTGCTGACCTCTGATTTTGCCAATGTCGAGCGCAAGATCGACAGCGTAAATCAGGGCCTTTGCGACGGATTTTACCAGCAGGCGCAGCTTGTCAACGGCACCAACATGGCGATGGCAAACGGCTTTGCACAGGCCGAGCTGTCCCGTAGCAACCAGCAAGCGGTGCTGATGCAGCAGCTCAACGCCATGCAGATGCAGGCCGCAAATTGCTGCTGCGAGAATCGCGCGGCTATCGCGCAGGTGCGCTATGACATGGCGGCGCAGGCGTGCGACACGCGCAACACCGTGCAGAACGCGACCCGCGACATCATCGACAACGCTAACAGCAACAGCCGCGCAATCCTCGACTTCCTGACGCAGAGCAAGCTTTCTGACCTCCAGGCCGAGAACCAGGGCTTGAAGCTGGCGGCAAGCCAGGCGGCGCAGAACAGTTATCTGGTGTCTCAGCTCCGGCCTTCTCCCATTCCGGCCTACACGGTGCAGAACCCCTATTGCTGCAACCAGTTTGCCTGTTGTGGCTGCTGACAACTGCATAGCGTAGCTTTTCCCTATGTGGGGAAATGGTCGGCCCCGTGCCGATACTAAACAAAAGCGGCGGGGCAATAGCCCTGCCGCTGTATTTTATGAAAGGACTGAAATTATGGCTGAATATGTAAATCCCGGAATCGTGACCGTCCCTGCTGGCCAGAATGTTCCGATGGTCTCCACGGCGGCTTGCGGCAAGCCCTGCATCGTCCACCGCGAGGGCAGTGGACTTGTCACCCTGCGCGGATTGACGCAGCAGTGTAAGGCGCGCTTTAAGGTGAGCTTTGGCGCGAACATCGCCGTCCCCACTGGCGGCACGGTAGGCGCGATCACCACGGCGCTTGCCGTCAACGGCGAAGCACTCAACGGAGCAACGGCGACCGTCACCCCGGCTGCGGTGGAAAACTATTTTAACGTCTACGTCAGCACCATTGTGGAAGTGCCGCGTGGTTGCTGCGTGACCGTTGCAGCAAAGAACACCAGCGCGGAGGCGGTCAGCTTTGCCAATAGCAACCTGACCGTCGACCGTGTGAGCTGAGAAAGGAGAACACAATGGGTATGAAATCTATGTATGAACTGCGGGATATGCTCTGCAAGGAGCTGGACGAACTGGCCCGAAAAGGCGAATTGGGTGCGGGTGACCTAGAAATTGCCCACAAACTGACAGCAACCATCAAGAACATCGATAAGATCGAGATGATGGAAGACGGCGGCTATTCCCGCGATGAAGACTATTCTCGCCGCTATTCCCGCGACGGAGACTGGCAGTCGGGCATGCGCGGCGCTTATGACCGTGATATGTCCAATGCGAGACGCGGCACGCATTATGTGCGCGGCCACTATTCCCGTGATGGTGGCATCGACAACATGAAACGCCAGTTGCAGGAAATGCTAGACAACGCCGACGACGAAAGCATCCGCAGAGCCATCCAGCGCTGCATGGACACGATCGAGGACTAAAGGGGGTGCACCCCTATGGTCGACGAGAATGAGGTCAAGCGCTGGATAGCTCGCCTTGAAACAGAAGAATCGAGCTGGACAAACTATGAGAAACTGGCGGCACTCTACATTATCCGTAACGAGCACGGCGGGGAGCAACTGCAGGCGAAAGCGCCCACAATGCTGTATTCTGCAGAGCCTGCGCCGGCCAAGAGAATAAAACCCTCCGGCAGTGAATTTTTGAAAGCGGTCGGGAATGTAGCGCAGGATAGGGCGTGGGAAGTTATGGACGAGCTTATGGACACACTAAAAATCGTCAATGAGAAAGCTTATAACAGCGTCCTAAAAAAACTAACCTAAATCGCTACTACTAACACGTTACTAACAAAGTTAATCTTGGCAAAAATAAAAAAGTCCGGGAACCCTTGAGATTCCTGGACTTTTTTGGTGGAGACTGCTGGACTCGAACCAGTGACCTCCTGCGTGTGAATTATAATCGTTTTGAATATATAGACACAAAAGTTAATAAGAATAACAATATTTGCTGCGATTTTGCAACTTTTCGCAGAGCAATTTTGCACAGGCTTGCCTTGGCTCCCGTCGGTAACTAACAAACTACTAACAAATTTTCGCCTTTTTAACGGCCTGCACCAATTCCTCCGCTGACGTATGGACGTATATATTTGCGGTAGTGGAGTAGTTGGCGTGGCCGAGGATCCTCTGTAGCGTCTCCGGAGCAATCCCCGCTTTTCTCGCCCAGCTCGCATAGGTGTGCCGGGTGGAGTGCGGCGTTTTGCGCTGGATTTTTAATTTTTCCAAAAGTGGGTAATAATCCCGGCGGCGGAAGTTTGCTGGGATTCTTTCCCCAGCATAGCCGGATATGAGCAGTGGGCCAGTAGCCTTATTTGCAAAATAGGCAAAGTATGGGATCCCTTCGGGGCGGATTGGGATGATCCTGTTTCGACCAGCCTCCGTCTTTTCACCGCCGACCACATAATCTTTGTGATAATCTTTAGCCGGTAGGGAAAACAATTCCCCTATGCGCATTCCTGTGTAAATCAGCATGAGGATAATTTTTGCGGTGTCGCTGCCGTCCGCTTCCAGCTTGCTTATTTCAGCATCGGTAAATGTTTCTTTTTCTTTTTTTGTGTTTTCGGGGAGCTGGACGAATTTTGCAAAATTTGTTGTGATGATCTCCTCGCGCATGGCCCATGTGGACATCTGCGTTATGAGTTGCTTATACTTGGACACAGTGCTATGGGATTTATGCATATGGGCATCCAGTACGCCCTGGAAATCCGCCGTTTTTAAGTCCCGGAACTTCCGGTCGTGCAGCGGCGCAAAAATTTTAAATGCGCCGTCATAGCCTTCTATACCGTTTGGCCCTATTTTTTTGTAATGTTCCGCTTTCCAAGCGTCAAACACCTGGGCAAAGGTCATGTTGTACCGCTCCGTTAAATCCTTGCCTGCAATACGTTCCAGCGCCGCTATAGCATCTTTTTTGGTGGGGTAATATCCTATAATGATTTTTTGCTTTGCAGCCACCCAGGGCCTGCGTCGGCGCCCGGCGAGCTTATACACTGTCCCGGTTCCGTTGGCCCTCCTCATTGCTTTTCCCATTTTTATCCTCCTACCCTATATTTTTATCAGTTTGATGGTGCCTGTAATATCGCAGCGCATTAATCAGCGAAGCAATGATTACACCGACGCCCACCGCAAGCAGAGCAAATAGCATCCAGCCGATTGATGTAATCTGCCCGTTGCGGATAAGCCCTGTGTGCGGGACGCTTGAATCAAACGCCAAATATCCAAATATTATGGATACGGCAATTGACAGCGAAAACGCCAGGATATACACCCAAATTTGCAATACGCGCTCCTTTTTTTCGTGCTTTGCCACTGATTCGGTCAGCTGCTCCATGCCGCCCTCCAAGTGCGCAATGCGTAGGGCTGCGCTATGCTTTGCATCTGCATTGGCCATTGCTCTGTGGGCCTCTGCCAGCTGCTCCTCCGTGGTTGGTCTCTTTACGATACCAAAATACTCATCTATAGACACACCGAGGGCGGCGCATATAAGCCCCATTTTGTATAGGCTTGGATCCTTTGACGACGCAGAAAAGTAATTGCTGATCGTGGACGATGACAGATCTGTTAAATCGGCTAAGTCTTGCGTGGTAAGATGCTGGTACTCCTTTGCCTCTCTGCAAATATCCTGCAAAGTTTTTTCCATTTCTTCCCCTCCTGCCTTATTTCGGGCAAACCTCTCCGTTTGTTTTTACCGGCTAATCGCATATTATCCGGTTTTTGGATTGACTTGCCAAACAACAAACTGATACTGTGGGTATGCGGCCAAGAGCCAGTGACGGCGATAGGCGGCAAAAAATCCCCACCGTCCGGTGCGGGGGCGGTGGGGACTATATGAAATAATCTTCTGTGGATTTCACTTAATCCCCAATAGCTTGCCGACTTTTCTTTGCCGCCCCGCCTTTGTTGTAGGAATTCCCGTTGCTTTTGCAATCTTGCGTTTTGCGCTGGTAATTCCAAGCGCACGTTTCCAGCTAAAGGAAAGCCCTGGTATTTTAAAGGAAGATTTTTTAGCCATTTCTAATTATGCTCCTTCTTAAAAAATTTTTTATATTGTTGCCCTAAACTGTGCAACAAATGCCATATTTTGACTATAGGTAGATAAACCGAAAGGAGAAATAATGTGGATTGTAAGCAGAAAAGTATAAAGATGGAAATTGTAAGCTGTGAAACGGGAAATAAATGTGATATAATAAAGAATGCAGAGCATATTGCGTTACTTTCTGAGGCGATTTCTTTGGCGAGTAAAATGACCCGCAATCAGTTTGATAAAATTATGGAGGCGATAAAATGAAAATTTGGGCTATCAGTAAAGAAAACGGCTACGAGCGCGAAATCGGCCTTGAGCTGGACGGCGTTGACCGCGAAACAGCCATCAGTGAGCTTTACAAAATTGCCAGGAATCTTTTTTCCGGTGAACTTGATATGTTTTGGAAAGAGGGAGAGCAGGGCAAGGCGACCTTTTAAAGCTACGCTTTACGCTTGCACTCAATTACGGCTTGCAGCTGGTCGGATACTGCTGCGCGATTTGGGCATTCCCTCACGATTAAACGGCTGAGTTCGTCAACCTTTTCCGCCGCTTCTCCCGTGGCTTTTGCGCGATAAATGCCGACGGCGTTGGTAGCGGACTGAAAGTTTGCGGGAGACGGATACTTTGCATATAAGGAAACGGCGGCAACCATCGCATCAAAATCGGAATCGCAAGCGGCCTCTTTCTCGTGCGCCCATATTGCCCGAAGCTTTTCGATTTCTGCTTTTGCTGTCCGCTTAGAAATGTAGACAGACACTCCGGCGGATGCCAAAACCGAAAAGGCGGAAAAGCCGATTTCACCCCACGAAATACTCATAATTAATTCTCCAAAGCCCCGCGGGCGGCTTTAATAAAAATCCGCAGGGTTTCCTTATCCATTTTTTTCAAAAGCTCGACAGCTTCTTTCAAATCTTCATCTTCCATTACGCCCTCGATCTCCGGATCGGGGGCTTTTTTTGCGCCCTCCGGCGGCAGGACGGGCAGTTCATCACCCATCAATGCTTCTACCGTTATGCCAAAATAATCGGCGATTTTTTGCTGCGTTTTAGGGTATGGCAGAGAAATGCCTTTTGTCCAATTTAAGACGCCTTGGTTACTCACGCCAATTATTTTAGCAAATGCGTAAGGGGAAAGCCCGTTTTCCTCCAAACAATAGCAAAAGTTTTGTGCAAATGACATAAAATGAAACCTCAAAACTTGTGTACTTTGCTGCTCAACTCTCTATTGACATTTGCTCAAGTCTTGAGTATAATAAATACCGTGGGTGGGCAATAAAAAGCCGCACCACCCCTGATAGATTGAGCTGGCGTTAGTCAAATGTTGTAGCAAACTTAGAGTAACACTATTGCTCCAATTTGTCAAGCAAATAATCAAATTTGGAGGTGAAAGTATGCCGCTGAAAGAGAACCTTGTTCGTTTGCAGGAGGAACGTGGCGAGACGAACTACCGCCTTGCGAAATCGATAGGAGTATCTCAAACGTCTGTAAAGAACTGGCGGGACGGTGTTACCCGACCGTTCCCGCGACACGCAAAAGCCATTGCGAAGCACTACGGCGTGAAGGTGGAGGAACTGATGGGGACAGACAAGGAGGAGGCAAGCGAATGATCGAAACCATGACGCTGCACCAGGCATCGAAGTATCTTAGAGATAAAGGCTTGAGCCTTTGTTCTGACACTCTGGCCGACGGCCTGGAGCAGGGCGTGTACCCCTTCGGCGTGTGCATCCGCACCGACCGCAGCCGGGTATTTCAGATTTTCAAAAAGAAGCTGGATGCGTGGATCGCAGAGAGGGAGGAGTAAACATGACCAACCAAGAATACAGGGCGCTGGTGGATGCTTTTCTGGCACGGCACGATGCGCTGTGCGAAGAGAAGAGCCCGCTGGAGTGCGATTGTCCGGCCTGCCCCTGCAAGGGTATGTGCGATGCGCTTTTCGCTGCGGAGGTGAATTGATGGACGGGTACACATTGACGCTGGTCATCATCGGAGCCGCAACGGTGAGTTATTGGCTCATGCGGCTGGTGGACAAGCTGGACGGGAAGTAACACAAACGGAGGGAAAGACGATGAAAGCATACAAGGGATTTGATAAAGACCTGAAATGCAGAGAATTTCAGTACGAAGTAGGTAAGGAGTATGAGGAGGAAAACTCCGCTCTGTGCAAAAAGGGATTCCACGCCTGTGAAAACCCGCTGGACACATTCCGGTATTACGCACCGACAGATAGCCGGTACTGCGAGGTGGATGTGGACGACAATGGAGAGCGCAACAGCTATGACAGCAAGGTTTGCGGCAAACATATCAGGATTGGCGCAGAAATCGGCTTGAAAGGCGTTATCAACGCCTTTGTGCGGTTTGTGCTTGACAAGTGCGAGAGCGCAACCGAGGAAAACGCATCGGGCGTGAGGGGCAACGCCGCCGCAT